AAAAGCAAGAACTTCTCTGTGGGTAGGTGCAACAGAAGTTATTTTTGAACAACAACCTGATAAACGTATGATGGCAGTTCAAGCTATGATGCATATGTGGTTTGTATGTCATGGTTATCCTGTTAAAGGGGTTTCTGCTACACATAAATTATCTAATATTGTAACCTTAGAAGATTCTACTAAAACATATGCAGGTAGAAAGAAAACAGGCATTATACATACAGAAAAATTATGTCCACCTGAATGGCTTGATTATTTTAGAAAACATCATAAAAAAGATGATTTAGCTGATTGTTTTTTACAAGGATTATGGTATCTTCAAAAATAATTATATTGGACCTAAATTTTCTAAAACTTCTGTAGGATCACAAATAAAGAATTCTTTTTCAAATAAAATTGTTCTCGTAATAACATTTGCCCATATATATTTTTCAGGCATGTAATAACCATCATATCCTAATTTACAAATTTCTAAAGCTAATTTTTTATGCAAATAATTTGATGGATTAGAAGGATCTTCTAAATAATCGCAAATTCTAGGTTCATATTTATTTTTATTTTTATAAACACATCGATCAAAATCTTTAGTTTTATCTTTAAACTTGTAACGAATGTGTAATGTTGTTAAACCATATCCTGTAAACTTTTGAAACTGTTCATAGAAAGGTTTTTCTTTAAACTTTGTATCTAAAAATTCGAATGTTTTTATTGAAGAAAAATCTAAAAGTTTTAATGTTTTTATAATTTTAAATTTATATACTTTTTTTACTTCATTTTCACCTTCTACTACATTTACACCATTAATGTAACCCTTTGCAACTTTTTTAGTTGAATAAAAATTACCGAAAATTCCTGATTTAGTATTGCTTGAAGGTGATCTAAATAATAGCTTTCCTACTTTTACATTAAGTTCCATTAATATATTTATTGTAAAAAAAGTGTTTTACAAGTTAGTAAACCAATGAATCTTTAGCATTCTACAAAGATAGAAATATCTTCTTCTATGAGAGTTTAAGGTAGAACGAAGTGAACGTGAACCTCCATTTGAAAGTTCACTTTCCATTCTAATAATTGCATACCATACTTTATCACGTTCTTCGTCAAGTTTTAGACGAGAAGCAAACTTCATTTTTTTGAATAAAAATAGTTAGGAAATGAAAATTCCATTTTACTTTGCAATCCATTCACGGATGATATCAAATCCAGCATCCCATGCGACTTCGTCACATCCTCCAGCTGTATCGCTGAAGTCATCTTCCATAGAGAAAGATTTAAGAAGTTCTTTGATAGTTTCTACTTGAAAATTCAGCCATTTATTACTGTTGAATTTTCCGATGAAATCTTTTGGGTTTTTGTTAGGAAATTCTTCTTGAATACATTCAATATAAGAATCGTAACATCCATCTAGAATACTAGTAATGTTTTCAATAACTCTTTTGTTAATGATAAACTCTTTCCATTCCATGTTATCGGACATATTTAAAACTTCAGCTTTGACATCAATTTTTGGTTGAGGTATAGGAGTAAGTTCAGCAATTTTTGCTTCAACTTTAGCTAGTTCTTTACGTAGTTCTTGTATGCGTGCTATGGTTTCAGGATCCATTCTTAGTTTTCCTAGTTTAGAGTATACAAAATTAATTCCGTTTTAGGGTTTTTGCGTTCAAGTTTATAGAAGAAGATATAGTAATTTAGTAAATGGAAGTCGTAGGCCTAGATTTATTAATGAATCCAGCAATGTCAGGTGAAGCTTTACCATCCTTAGATAATTTTACGTTACCTGAATTTAATGATGCACCTCGTATTGTTCCAAATGTAGAATCTACTGGTGGAACTGAAACATGGAATGGTGTGCAAAATTTAAATGCAGATACATTTATTCCTTCCCATTCACAAACTCGTATGTCAGATGAACATGTTCAACGTAAAAAATATGAAATTCTTAGAAAATTCGATAGATTAGCTAAATTAGGTGTTCCTTTACGTAAAAGATTTACGTTAGATTCTTCATTAGAAGAGATGGAGATGGAATTAGAATTTATCAGAAAAGAAAAGGATATGGATAGAACTGTTCAACAATTTTCTGAATGGTTTGTTACTGGTATGGGTGGACTTGAATGGTCATCTAAAAATGTAGGTATGATGAAAGCATTTGGATTACAATTAGATGGTCTTTCTGAAGCTGCACAAATGAAGGTTGGTGATATGGAAGAAGATTTTGAAGAATTGTATGATTTATATGGTGATAAATTACGTATGCATCCTTTAGTAAGAATTCCTATTAGAACTTGTATGATGGTTTATATGGTTCATTTAACTAATCAAATGGTTCAAAAATCACCAATTCCTAATATTGATCAAATTTTGAAAACTAATCCTGATATTGCTCGTCAATTAGCTACTGCTGCAATGCAATCACAAGGTGCTCCTCAACGCCAACAACCTAATATGGCAAATTCAGGTGGTGGAAATCCTCTTGATGGTCTAGCTAATTTTATGAGTTCAATGGTTCCTCCTCCACCTCAACAAAGACCACAAACTATTAAATCACCTATTAAAATTGCAACAAGACCTCAACCACCCCAACCCCAACCACAAGCCCAAGTTCAAATGAAACCTCCTTCTTTACCACCAAATATTTCTGATTTATTAAAATCTCTTGATGTTCCACAAGAAAAGAAGGTGTCATTAACTCCTAGTAAAAAAGGTGGATCTACAGGTAAAAATTCCGTAAGCATTAAGCTTTAGATGAGATAATTCTCATACTTAACCTCAAGAGCACATAGTGCACCACAAGAAGAGTCTGCAATAGAAAATCCGAGGACAATCTGTCTTACATACATTCGGAGTTCGTCGAACTCCTCCTGTGGCATCTTAGTGGGCTTTGCCTTAGCAAAGTAGGTCTTGATGAGGTGAAACCTGCGCACGTCAGCCCATGTCATCTGCCCAGAGTTCTGTTGGAACTTGTTGAGCAGAGAGAGGCGCTGGATCTCAATCTCCGGATCTTGGATGGGAGTTGAGGCTGGCTGCTCCTTGGGAGCTAGCTCCTCTTCGAGCAGTTGGGCGGCGAGCGACATGTAGTGCTTCTCTGGGAGAGTAACGCGCAGGCGGGGCATTCCTTGGAATTTGCACTATTTTATTCATATAAAAAATGATTCCGTTTTTATAAATGTTTCATCATTCAAGATTAATAGAAGCTCAAGATCGTATTTTAAAAGATTTAGAATATTTAGAATATGGTGATTCTGTAAATATTTATCTTTGTTGGTATGATGAATTTTTAGTTTCACGTGAAGATTTTAATGGATTTTATCCGTGCTCAAATAAAAAAGTTTCTTTACAAGAAATGTTAGCAATAATTAATGTAGTATTTAAAAAACCATGTATTATTAGACATAATGTTAATGGAAATCCTTATCCTATTAATTTACCACAACAACAAGAAGAAGAAAAATATATTGAAGTATGTATAATTAAAAATTTATAAACATAAAAATGTATGCCTACACTTTTATGGAAATTATACTGTTTTAAATTCAGTTGTATATCTACAGCAATTGCTATTTATTTCCTAGTAGCTATATTAGGTTTTTCTTTAGCTTTAATATTTTTATATTGCATAAAATTCTAATTTTCTTTGAAAATTTTATAAAGTCAATCTTTTTTTCAGCAAAGATACTGAGTAATTCTGTTCGTAGTTTACTAACAATTATTTTACAATAAAGCTTTTTAGTGATTGCACTAACACAATATATTGCCCCTCCTTCGCAATATACAATAACTAACTTCATAGTTCCTTTTTCCAATGATTTTTGACAGTTCATTAACTGATTTGAAGCTCCGATCCATCGCAACAAACAATATTACACATTTAAGAGCTCTTATACTCTAAGTCTTGTAATCCTTATTACCTTTTAAGATAAAGGTATTTCCAGATATATTTTCAACTATAATAATTTCATAGAATCAAAAGCCAATTAAGGCTCATTTTTTTCAATATGATTTTATTTAAGTTTGAATAAATCTAATAATCATTTTCTAATGAAAAAAGAATCCATTTTCATTAGAAACTTCTCTTGTAAATCTCAATATTATTGAGAGCAGTTCTAACTGCATTTTTGTAAGTCTTGAACGCTTCATTCAAGAATTGTAGATCACATTTCCTTACTTTCAAGATTTCTGTGCCATCAGCAATGATAGCAACATGATCTTTACCTACGCGAGTAATGTAGGCATCCCCAATAGGGACAAAGCGAGTAGTGCTACTATTATAAACTTTGTCAAGAGCATAAGGCTTGACTTGAAACGTTGTAGTGCTGTTTGCAGAAGATGCAAGGTAACCTGACATTTTCTACGTTTGAATAATTTTTCATAAAAAAGAAAGTTTCCGTTTTTAGTCTTTTAACATTTCTTCCATTTCATATTCTTTGAGTGGAATGCGATTAATCAGATTTCCTTCAATATAAGCTATAAAATAACCAATTGGATCTAATTTAAATTGAAATCCAGTTGCAGGTGGTAATATATACGTTCCTGCATGAACAGAAATCGTATATTGATCTGTTTCTTCATTATAAGAAACATACGAATCCATCTTTTTTATTAATAGTTAAAAAGGTTAAAATTGTTCGTTTTTAATCTTATTGATGTTCAACACCAAGAGCAAAATACTCAGGAGTTAACATATTATAAAAGCGTTGTGCTTTTGCATTACTCCATCCATATTCATTTGGTTCAGAAAATCCCCAAACATGAAGAATTCCGAGCAAAATTTTATGAGATCGTAGTTCTGATTTCATCAATGTTTTCCATACGGAAAGTCCATTGACTTCTATGAACATACCACCCACAAAAGCATTCTCAGGATTAACATGAGGATATTCATTTTCAAATTTTAGACGAGCAGCTGCATAAGGCTTTAGAACTTCATCACGAAAATGTATGTGACAATTTTCATCATAAAAGAAATAATGAAGGACTTTAAGAAAATGTGGTGCTGTTTCTTCAGGTGTTGGCCATTGACCATCTCTGAAGAAAATATAACCCATTCTTTTGAAACAAAATTCAATTATGAAATAAATTCGTTTTATTAAATTAATGGGTGGTGGTTTATTTGGCACACCTCTTTATTTAAATCCAAAATGTCTTGTTTTTTCTGCATTTGTTTTATTTATTTATTGGATGCCACATCCTGGATTTTGGCAACATGATTATATCCTAGCATTTTTATTAGCATGTTCAGCTTATGTTTTAATGGCATGGTATGATTTTATATTTGATTGTAATGATCTTTTAAAACCTACATTTTTAGGATGGATGTGGGGTTGGGCAAAACCACCTTCTTATTCAAAAGAATTTGAAGATCTACCATTAAAATATAAAAAGATTGTTAGAACAATTGATATTGGAATTCTAGTATTAATTTTAGTTGGTCTAGTATATCCGTATTATCATTTAAAGAAATAGCTCTTATTAAAAATAGTCTATTAGCTCAGTAGTAGAGCACCCGTCTTATGAGCGGGGGGTCCCGAGTGCAATCCCCGGATAGACTAATTTGAACAAAATTTTAGTGTCCTTTTTTAACCCATACCTGTGGCCCAGCATTTCTCTTTTGAACCTTAGAAGCATCAAATTCATCACCTGCTAACATTGTTGAACTAAATGGTTGATTATTTACCCATAATGAATCATCGCACATTTTAAATGATGGATGATCACTTGCCTTATACCAAAATACTTGATCTTCTAATTTATTTGATTGAACACCATTAGCAATAACTAAACATTCATAATTTTCTGTGCATTGATCCATAAATTGACAAAACATTTCAAATGTAGGAAACATACCTGCATAATTATCATAAATTCTTTTTCTATTAGTAATATTATTTTCACGTAAAATAAATACAAAATCAATATTCGTTCGTAAATTTGGTGTAATACCTAAAGGATATTGCATAGTAATTAAGGTTACCATATCAATGTGTCTGCCATTCATAAATACATAACGAGTAGATTCTTCATTAATCCATGTTTTATCATATAAACAATCATCTAAAATAAGAAATGCACGTGGATCAGAATTTGAATTACCACCATGAGATTTTTTATCATGATTTCTAGATTGTTTAACTGCTAATTGTCTTTTAATTGCATTCATTACAATTTCAGGTTTATATTTATCATGAATTAGTTTAGAAGGAACCATATCTTGAAAAAAAGGATTTGCAACTTCAGTGCCAGAAATTACAGTTCCGACCGGAAAACAATTTCTTGTATTTGCTAAGATATCACGAACTAAAAATGATTTCCCTGTATCTTTTTTTCCAATTAAAACTATCATTGGAGATTTTCGAGAATCAATCTCACAACGTTCAACAACTGTTTGAACATTAAACTTCTTGATTTGAAAGTTCATTGCGTGAAGATTGCTTAATTTAGAACGAAGATTATAATTAATATGACTAAGCGTAAATCAGAACTTCGCTGTTTAACGACTGAACTTCAAGTTGGAAAAATCAAACATAAAAGTGAATTATGGAATATTATTAAATTACAACCATTCTTTCCACCTATTGAATGTCTATTTAAAACTGAACATTTAGATAAACTTTCTTTAGGTTTTAAATTTCCAGAAAATATTTTAGATGTTCAAGGAGATGTATTAAAACTTTCAAGTTCTGATGTTTTAGTTCATCCAAAAATTACTATGCTTATAAGTCCATATAAATGGATGAAAGGTGGAATGTCAATGGGTTTACCTATGTCATCTGAACTTGGATTAAAAGTTCATCAAAAACTTCAATCACATAATAATGCAGGATATGTAGGTTCTTTATTATCTGTAGTTCTTTCAAAATGTCAACATTTTCCTAAAGTTTTTGGTGTATTTACAGGTTTAGCAAAAGAACATAAAATAGATATTTCTGATGATTATGAAGAATTATGTGAAGAATCTTGGTTTACTAAAAATATTGGTAAGACATTTGATTTACATATAAATTCTGAAGTTGGACAAACTATACAATATTCTAGAAAAGCAAGATTAGGAATTGAATTGGGTGAAGATATTGAAATTACAGATGTTACTGAATTAGATGTTGGTAATATTGAAGCTGAACCTGCAGAATTAAAACAAGTATTTCAAGAAACTGAAAACAGTTCAGAAAGTTCATCTGTATCAACTTCAGAATTATTTGAAATTGATTCTATGCCTTCATCATTTGATGAATCTTGGGATTCTGAAGAAGATGAATCATTTGCATGGGCCACATTTAAAGATGTTCCTGTTCAATTAACTATTATGGAAAAATTAGAAGGAACTTTCTATGAACTTTTGAAAGATTCTCCTCATGAAAAACATCTTGCATGGATTGGACAAATTATCTTTGCTCTAGCATTTGCACAAAGAAATTTTGCCTTTACTCATAATGATTTGCATGGAAATAATATTATGTTTATTCGAACTCAAAAAGAATTTTTATATTATTCAGCTGAAGGAAAATCTTATAAATTACCTACTTATGGATATTTATTAAAAATTATAGATTTTGATAGAGGAATTGGTTCAGTAAAATTACAAGGAATGAAAGATGGAAAATTATTTATGAGTGATCAATTTAATTTTTGTGAAGAAGCAGGTGGACAATATAATTGTAGTCCTTTTTTTACTACAAAAGTTCCACCTATTAAACCAAATCCTTCATTTGATTTAACAAGATTAGCTACTGCCTTATTTTGGGATATTTATCCTGAAGGTCCTGAACATGCAGAATATCAAAATTATCCTGTTTTTAAATTATTTATGAAATGGTTAGCTTTGGAAAATGGTTCAGTATTATTTTTTAAGAATAATCCTAAGGTAGATAGATTTATAGGATTTTCATTATATAAAGCTATTGCAAAATATAGTAAAAATGCAATACCTTCTAAAGAAATACAAGAATTATCTTGTTTCTTAGATGAATGTCCTTTAGATGAAAGACCTTTAATTATTGAGGATTGATTCTAGTGTATCAAGTTCTTCACGATAACCATCTTTTACAATGTATGTGAATGAAATGAATTCTTTGTTATTTCTAGGTTCAGAAATTGGAAATGATCCAATAATATGTTTATAGGGTGTCAAATCAATAGTTGGATATTTTCCAAGAATTTCTTTACGAGCACGTCCATAAAATGTAGCTTCTGGACCTTTTCCATTTGCAGTTGCAGTATCTAGGCCAGTAGTAAGAATCCACGATTTGTAATATTCAATCTTAGGAAGCATTTTTTATGGTTAAACTTAATCATAAAAAAAGTTCGTTTTTAGTATTTTATAATTTTAATTTAGAATGTTGGAACACCTACAAACATTTCTTGAGTATCAGTTTTAGCAGCAACTTCAGCTACTTTTTCTACAACTTCTGCTACTTCTTGATCTCCCATAGCATAACCAGTTCCTCCAGATAATAAACCACCTACAACTGAAATTTTTAATGCAGTTACCCAATCAATAGGTTCCTCACGCATACGTCTATCAACTGCATATAATACAAAACATAATAACGAAACAATTATTGCAATATAAATCAACATCATTTTATTGTTTTCAATTTAAAAAAGTTACAAGTTTAAAACGAGGGTGTCTTCTCCAACCTTCGATTCAATTTCATCTAAAGCATTCATTTCTTTCAAAGGTTTAGAAATTATTGTTTTTACTTCAGGTTCTTCTTCAATTTCTAAGGCAGATAAATCTAAATCATCACCTAATGATAAAGTTCTTGGACGTTCTTGTTCCTCTTCGGATTCTTCAGATTCTTCAGATTCATTATCGGGAATATCTTCAAATACTACAGATTTACTTGCAGCTGCTGGTGCTTTCTCTTCAGGAACTTCAGTAAAATAAGATTTTGCAATAATTTCCCAAGGTAAGAATGCTCTTATAACATCATCTAAAGTTTTATGAATTATTTGTTCAATTTCTTGTCTATTCTTAGCTTGTTGTTCAGATGAAATGCCAGATTTAAATAGA